CCTCTGTGGTAGGCGGCAGGCACCACGAAGCCCCGGTGGTTCCAGGGGGGGGCCAACACCCCCCTGGCCGGGGCCTCGCAGAAGGAGTACGCCCCTGGCCTGCGCCGCCCGCAAGGGAGGAGGAGGGAGAGGGGTACGCCCAGGAGTATAGCGCGATGACCAGCCCCGACGAGACCAACACCGAGGTGCTCTCCACCCCACCCACGGTGCCCGCCCAGCCCGTGCCCTGGCACGTCAAGCCGTTCACCGCCGAGAAGCCCGCCGTCACGGTCAACGAGAAGGCGGTGATCGACCGCCAGGGCCGGGACTTCGTCCTGTATTGGGGGTTGTTGGACGCCGCGCATAGAGCGGGGATGCGGAGTATCTTCACCACCCTGGTGCAGGCTCCCTCCTCCACCAACGGGGGCATCGCCATCGTCCACGCCACGGTTGAGTTCGACTGGGGGAGCTACACCGGGATCGGGGACGCCGACGACAAGAACGTCAACCGCAACATCGCCCCGGCCAAGATCAGGATGGCCGAGACGCGGGCCAAGGCCCGCGCCCTGCGGGACGCCCTCAACGTCAACATGGTCGCGGTCGAGGAGATGGCCGATCTCCCAGGGGACAAGCAACCCGACGACCCGGCACCTCGTTCCGACAGCACCCCGACCAACGCCCCGACTCGCCGCCCGGCACAGCCCGCCCCGCCCGACCGCGACGACCGCCCCGCTCCCCCGGTCCGGGGTGGCGGCAAGGCCGCTGCGCTGGATAAGTTCAACCGGCTGAAGGAGACCTACCTCCGGCTGGCCGATGCCCACGCCCTCGTCCGCGATGACGCCCTGATCGCCCCGTTCACGGAGGATGCCGATCCGGCTGCTATCGAGGCAGCGAGCCAGCGCCTGCTGGCCCGTATCAACACCGCCGTCCAGCGCAGGCCCAACGGGAATACCGGGAGCGCCTAGCCGGGTAGACAGAAAAGCGGTAGCCCCCAGGCCGTGAACCCGGGGGCTACCAGAAAGGTTCGGAGACTGACATGACCAGTCCCTCCCCAGTCCACCTATATCAGCCGCCTCGAACGAGCGCAACATCCGCAGCATCCGCAGCATCGGGGAGCCCCGATGTTGGCCGGTAGCATCCCGCTCTCCAACCCCAGCTTGGAGCGGCAACTGCTGGGGATGCTGATGCTGCTGAGCGAGGCCGACAACGACGATGCCCGGCGCGCCATCGGCATCGTCCGTGCCAGAGACTTCTTCACCGACGAACACCGCCACGTCTACAGCGCGATCCTCGCCCTCGACCGGAAGAAGCTGCACTTCGGGATCGAGGCGGTGTACTCCGTTCTGGAACGGCGGGGCCGCCTGAACGGCGCGATCACCCGCTTCGACCTGGAGCAGATGCAGAACGAGGGCGCGCGCGCCCTGCCCCTCATCCCCGCCGAGCAGGCCATCCAGGTGCGCGCCCTCGGGGAGTACCGGGACGCGATCCAGGCGGCCCTCGACCTCCGGCAGTTCATCGAGACCACCACCGACCCGGCCAAGATTCGCGCCCGCCTCAAGGAGTTGTCCGCCGGGCTGGAACGCAACGCCTACCTCTCCACCGCCCCGACGCAGACCTTCGCGGAGTTGATGGCGACGGAGTTCCCCCCGACCATCCCCGTCCTCGTCCCGCTCATCATGGCCGGGGACTCCATGCTCATCGTCGGCAACAGCAAGACCGGCAAGAGCGTGTTCGCCCTCCAGCTTGCGCTCGCCATCGCCTCGGGCGGCGATGCCCTCGACGCGCTCCCCGTCGCGCAGGCCCGCGACGTCCTCTTCCTGAACCTGGACGACCGGCCCAGCCGCATCAAGGCCCGGTCGCAGATGATGCTGGCGACCTACCCGGACGGGGTCTACCCCCGCCGCCTGGAGTTCGCCCACCAGTGGCCCGCCCTCGACCAGGGCGGCGAGGGGATGCTCCACAACTGGGCCGAGCGGCACCAAGACGGGGTCATCTTCATCGACCTGTTGGAGAAGATCAGGCCCGCCCGGGGCGGGAGCGTGTACCAGGGGGACTACGCCGCCGTGGGCGCCCTGACCGACGTGGCCCACCGCCACGGCGTGACGGTGCTCATCGTCCACCACTCCAACAAGTCCGGGCTCGCCCCCGGTTCCGAGTTCAACGCCGACTTCTCTGTAAGCGGCAGCGAGGCCGTCCGGGGGGCGGCGGACGGGCACATCGTCTTCCACCCGATGAACCGAGACCAGCCCGGGCGGCGCGTCATCACCCTCAAGAGCCGCGACACCGCTGGCGACCAGTACCAGATGGAGTGGGACGAGTTCCTCCACGGCTGGCGCTGGGAGGGGATCGACATCGCCCAGCGCATCACCGGGAAGGACAAGCCCTCCGCGCAGCGCCAGTCCGTCCTCGACACCATCCAGGAGGCGGGCCACTCGCTCTCCCCCATCGAGATCGCCACCCGTCTGGACAAGCCCCGGCCCGCCGTCCGCATGCTGCTGGGGGCCATGGTGAAGGCCAACCAGATCACCTGGTACTCCGATCTCGGTCGCTACGACTGCCCCAACGAGGTCGCCCGCCGGGGAGACCGTCACCCGTAAGCGGTTTGAAACGGCTACCCCTTACATCCATACAGGCTTACACCACTTACATCGCTTACAGGCCAGCGATTCAGCGGGGGTGGTGTAAGCGGTGTAAGCCTGTAAGGGCTGTATAGGTGTAAGGGGTACGCGAATCAAAACTCACAGAAGGAGTGCGTCGTGACCAACCGACTCACCGTCCACACGGCGACCGTCCACACCGCCACCATTGAGGTGAAGACCCTCACCCTCAACGGCAAGCAGGTAACGCTATCCGTCTTCCGCCAGTTACAGGAGGAGCCGCTGCTGAGTAACGGGGCGCTCCCCCTGTGCCTCCGAGGGGTAGGGTGGGGGTGGGTCAATTACTGTCCCGGCAGCGCCACCTGTGCGTGGGCGAGACAGGGAGTGTGGCCTCACCGTCACCTCGTCTGGCAACTCGGGGACGAACTGCGGCGCTGCCCGTTACCACCCGCACCGATCCGGAGCGGCACGGACTACTTCACCCTCTGCGCCCGGGAATCGTGGCCCGAGATCGATGCCCTCGACCTCCTCCCGCAGTTGTTCATCGCCGTGTAAGGGGGCACCATGCCCAGGCTGTTGCTGCTTGTCTCGCCGGATAGACGCACCCCCGTCACCGTCACCGACCAGGCGGTGTGGACGGACACCACCTGCGCCCGGTGCGAGAAGCGGCTGGACACCGAACCGGCGGTCTTCCTCGAAGCGGGTGAGGTACGCTGCCGCCTGTGCGTGGGAGCGCGCGTCACTGCCACGCAGTGTGTGTGGTGCGGGCGCGAGGCCAGCCGGGTGCAGGACACGGGCGACCGCTACTGCCAGCCCTGCTGGGCGATCTACGTGGCCTACGTCGCGGACGAGGTGGAAGACCCCTCCTCCCCGTACCGGCGCCTCGTCGCGGACGTCCGCCACATCATCGAGGAGGACCAGCGTGCCGCCCAAGCCGAAGCCCCCGCACCCGCCGACTAAGCGCCGGGTGAAGATCGTCCGGCCGGAGACCATCGACCCGCAGGCCGAATGGGCCAGCATGAACGGGTTCCCCTCGGAGTTGCCGCCGAACATGCCCGAGGCGGACTTCCAGGTGGTGTGCGAGGACGTGCTGCGCCGCTACGGGTGGACGGTCTACCACGAGACGGACAGCCGCAAGTCGGACAAGGGGCTGCCCGATCTGGTGGCGCTGTCCCGGCCGCAGGACGACGGGAGCATCGTGCTGCTGATGATCGAGTTGAAGACCCGGAAGGGGGTGCCCACGAACGAGCAGGAACTGTGGCTGGAGAAGCTGAACCTGGTGACCTACCTGGTGACGGGGCTGGCGCGCCCGCAAGACTGGGCCGCGCTGTCGGCCCTGTTCTTCGACCCCTTAGGGGTGAGCGAAAGGAGTGCCGCCCGTGCCGATCCGCAACCCTGAGTACGCCGTGCCGTACGAGCAGGCGGTGGCCATGCTGGCCATCAGCGACGACGGGAAGGGCGCCCACGTCCACACCTTCCGCAACCCGGCGGGTGCCCTGATCGGCGCCGACTGGGCCTTAGACAAGGTGCTCGCCTATATCCAGGCCAACGGCGTGGAGGAGAGCGGCCCTGGCGCCCAGCGCCTGGGCCACGGGCTGGTCAGCGTGGACGCCCACGGCGGCGTCCTCTACATCGAGACCAAGGGCGATACCCGCCCCGAGCCCGACCGCTAACCCACGAGGATGAGGCCACGGTTACGCGACCCACCG